CTGATAAGGTATTAAAGTGTTTTAATTCTGTTTCATATTTGGTTTGTATTAAGTCACATCTGTGTCGCATATCTAGGACTTCTTTTGATAATTGACCTTGTTGATCTCTTAATATTAAATCCATTTGTGTAAATACTTTTACGTCTAATATTTCTTCTACCACATCTCGTCTGTATCTTGCTTTCATTTTCATAAAAGGTTCGTAGGAAGATGACCCTAATATAACAACTTGAACAAATGATCTGTAGTTCAATTTCATTATATTTGTTTCTAAGTATTTTTGATAATCAATATTGTTTGCCTCTTGGTTTATCAAATCACCGTTACAATATATCTCAAAGTAGTTGGGTTTAATACCTCGTTTAACTTTATATTGTTTTGTTCCTACTTCAAAATCTATTTCTACTTCACAATCTCCATTATTAATTGTGTTTATCATTTGTTCTTTTTTGATAATTCTAAAAGGTTTGTTAAATAATGCCCAACACAATGCGTCAAGTAAAGTAGATTTACCTGAACCATTTGGACCTATTACAAGTGTTGTAGGTGATTGTTTTAAATCTATTTCTATTGGTGTATTACCAGTAGATAAAAAGTTTTTATATTTGATTTTTTTAAATACTATCATTCACTTGCCTCAACATATAAATCTTTAGTAAAGTCTTTTAATTTTTTTCTATCTAAGTCAGTATCTATCTGGTCGATATAGTTATTTAGAAACGTCATAGTATCTTCGCCTTGTTCTAGTATGTCTTCTCTTACTGTAGATTTAATATCACTAGGGTCTTCAACAATTACTAGTTCGTGTACGTTTGTTTTGTTGTAAAACTTTTCAACCAATCTATTATACATTTCTTCATTGGTTTTGTTTGATACAAACATTTTAACAAAACAATTGTTATATTCTGATACATCAAAATTTGTATAATCTGTTTCTTTGTCATTATATATAAACTTTTTGAATATAGTAAATGGATTAGATATACGTTCAAGTTCTCTTGTTTCTGTATCAAAGGTATGAAAACCTTTAGGACATCCATAATCTGACCACATAATTTCGTATTGAGTTCCTAGATAATAGATATGCCCATTGTCTGATTTCTTATGAAAGTGACCAGAATAAACTTTCTCAAATCTTTTAAACTGTTCACCATCTAATCCGTGATCGTTTACAATACCTTTGTGCATTTCAAAACCTTTGATTTCTAAATGACCAAAACAAATGTCTGCTGTTGCGTGATCTATAGCGTGTATAGATTCTTCGTAGTTGTCATCACATATCCAAGGTAAAAATAACATACGACAACCACCTATTTCTACTTCTTTAGGTCTTGTGTATATCCAAGGTTCGTTTACACCATCAAATGTAGTAACTAGTTGTTCAATAGAGTTTACTTCATTTGTATTTTTATAATAGGTATCGTGGTTACCTAATATAATATGTGTATCAATTTTTAGTTCCCACAATCTTTTCCAAAACTTCTTTTGAAAATTATGAGCGGTATTAAAATTAATAAATTTTCTTCTATCAACCACATCACCCAAATGTATTAAAGTATCAATTTTGTTTTCTATAAGATATGGAAAAAATATCTCATCAAAAAAACGATTTTGATATTTTAAAAAAGCAGGTGAGTCGTTACGACATCCAAAGTGTGTATCATTTAGTAACGCTATTTTCATATCAATTTTCTTTTTTTTGTTAAAAACTCTTTATGTGTAATTAATTCATTTTTAGACAAATCATTTTTTCGTTTAGTCAATATAGCCTGTATTGTTAGATGTATCATAGGATTTAATGAATCATATTCATTTTTTATATATTCGTTGTTAATCATACCTAATCCGTACATAACCATTATAAAATTATGCGGATAAAATAATAAATATCTTGTATCTAAAAAGTCTTCTTCGATAGGTAATCTATATTGCCAAACATCTAGTTTGTTTTTTAGTGTTTTTGGTGGTTTTATTTTTTTAATATCTTTCCAAAAATCTGAATTATCTTTATCTACCATATAATGTAAAAATATAAAATCTCTTATGTTCAACATTATACTTTCAACTTTTTTATTATAGGTTTCAACATCTTTTGTGCTGTAGTTCGTTATGAGGTGCATTAATAAAAAAGTCTGTTGTATGGAGGTTCCTATTGATGTTGCTTCTAACGGTTCAACAAAATTTGCACTTAGTCCTATTGCAACACAATTTCCAATCCAAACTTTATCTAATCTGCCAGGATCAAACTTTATATTTTTTGCAACTTCTATTTTTTTGCCTAATAAATCTTCTACTTCTTTTTTAGCTTGATCTGCGTTTATATAATTATTATTATAAACGTAACCGTTTCCCCAACGACCATACACAGGTATTCTCCACATCCATCCATAGTTCATCGCTTTTGCTAATGTATAGGTGTTATAATTTTCTGTATCCTCAGTTTGAAACGCTATCGCCTCATTAACTGTTAAATGTTCTTTAAATGACTTCCATTCTGCTCCTAGTTTGGAAATCAGTAATCTTTTGAGTCCTGTGCAATCTATAAAAAAATCTGATTTATAACTGTTTTTGTTTCCTTTAATTTCTTTTATTGTGTCGTTCTCAATATTTACATCAACTATTTCGTCTTCATAAATTTCAATCTTTATTTGTTTGCACCTTTTAATTAAATATTCATTTAGTTTAAATGTGTTGAAATGATATTGACTGGAAACATTTAAATTGTTAGTTAAATCATTTTTGTAAATGGTGTTATTAATATGTTTATCATCTGTAGATTTTAATTGTTCATCATTATTTTTAATATGATGTGCATAGCCAGCGTAATATTGTCCGTATTTTAAAGACTCGGTATGTATTCTTAGTATATTATGAAAATAATTTTTAGGTGTCCATCCTTCAAATAACACACCCCATTTAATAGTGCTATCACATTCTCTAATTAAATCAGTTTCAGAAATACCACAGAAATCCATAAATTGAGCAAAATGTTCTGTTGAACCTTCTCCAACACCTATAATACCTATTTTATCTGATTTAATAATTTTAATATTTAAATTAGAAAATCTATTTTTAAGTATTAAAGCGGATATAAGTCCAGCTGTTCCACCACCAACGATGGTTATTGTTTCAATTTTTTTCATACTAATTTAAAAAATAACTTAACGTACTACTTGATTTTTTTCTTTTCTTTTTATTTTTCTTTTTAGTTATATCGTCTGCTATTTTCTGTTGTTCTTCAACAGGCATATTCTTTTTTAAATATTCTGTAAACTGATTCTTAAATTCTCTATCTTCTCCAGGTTGCAAAGTCATATCATCATAATTAGACTCTGTGATTATTCTGTGTTTGATAGTTGTTTGTTTCTTTTCTTTTTGTATTCTTCTTACAAAAGCATAATAAATGATTTGTGTAAAATACGCAAAAGGATTGTTTGATGTTTTAGGATTAAAATTATCTAAGTATTGTAAACAGTTCTCAATACCATCGCTAATCATATCATCTCTAAAAGTGTAATTAATAAAGTTTGGTCTGTAAGACAAGTGATTTGCAATCTTTAAAAAACAACTACCTATATAATCGGTAACAGGTGGCTTTTCTCGTTTTTCTTTTAATGCTTTATTCACAGACTTTCTGTATTCAATCATTGCCTGCAAAAACTCTTTGTTATTTACATAATGTTCTTTTCTAGCTGCCATAATAATACTTTTCTGTTTTTAGTTTATAATATATACTATACTACATTTTGATGTTTTTGTCAATGTTTATACTAGGATTTTTTGACAAAAATTCGGTTTATTTTTTTAAAAATATATCTCCATTAGCATTGACTTTTAAAACTTTTTGTGTATAATGGAGCGTGTAGCGAGGAAATGAGGAATAAAGCTATAGATACTTTATTAATATTAATGGATAGTTTTATCCATATCTTCTTCATCAAATTCATCAAATAATTCATTGATCTTTTCATTTTGTTCATCTGTAAGCCTTTGTTGTTCGTAGTTTTTGTTTCTGACGGAAACTGGCCTTTCAGCATATGTCTTTGCTATATTCATATAACTACTACTCATCTCTACAGACGCATTTGTAATAGTCATAATTTTATCTTTAGGAATAGTAATAATTTGATCTGGAGTGTAAGCACACCACTTAATTAATGCGATATAATCTTTAAAACCTGCAATCGTCATTTGAG